AGCAGATAAACCAATTATATTTGATCCAGGTAAATATGTATCACCATTATAAGTAATATTTGTATATCCTGTATTTAAAAATAAACTATCATTATTATCTGCAGTTACTTGAAACTTAATTAATTGGATTGGATAAGTTTTAGTATTTGATACTTCAGCTAATGTTGTTGAATCTATTGACTTTACCATTATAATATCTCCTGAAAATTAAAACTATCATAAGCATAATAATTATATCCTGGGCCAGGAACAACTGTTACATTTGGTCTTCCATTTAATAACATTTTAAATTGTACACCATTACCATAAGTAAATGTATTACCACTTACAATAGGATTAATTGCACCAGTCATTAATTTAAAAGTTAATAAATTACTTGAAGCATTTGCATCAGTTTTAATTTGATAAACTTTTGTGCTTGAACTAAATTGTATAAAATCACCAGCTTTAACATTGCTTGAATTATCTACATTAGCCAATTGAACATCTTCTCCGCTTGTATTTGCATTAACAATATCAATTGATAAACCAGATTGTGCAATTATAGAACCATTAGCAAAAGTTAAATTAATTGTTGATGGTAAATCAGTTGTTTTAAAATCTATTCCATCTGTTATACCTAATAATTCTGCTTCAACTTCATCATATTTTGTTTTAGTTAATAATGGTAAACTTACTTCCATAGAATAAAATGTTGGACTGCCTCTTTCAATTCTAGCATAACCTGAATTAGATATTGATCTTCTAACTCTGGCAGCTCTATTTAATGAGACACTATTTGTATATTCAAATATTTTTGACATTATTTTCTCCTATTTCTTAAACCAGCAGTATTTCTAGTAAAATTTCTATTAGCTCCACCTACTTCAGCAGGACTACTTGTTATAACAGCTTTAATTTGATCAATTGCTCTTTGATCTACATTTCCGGATATATTAAATGTATTATTAACTACTGAACCCATAGATCCTTGAGTTTTATCTCTTGGTATTACAACTTCTCCTGGTGTTAATAATGCAGGTACTCTATCTGTATATGGTGCACCACCTGGTACAACTCCACCTTTATTAAATTTAAAAAATGATAACAAACTTCCACCTGATCCACCACTTACAGCAGCAGTTGCAGTTGCTAATGCTAATTGTTGAGCTTTTTCACTTGTAATTTGTTTTTCAACTATAAGTTTTTTAGTTCCTAAATTTTCAAATAATTTTTCTATACCAACTTCAATAGTCTTTTTTATAATAGTTTCAGCTATAGTTTGTAATACATTTTTAAATAAGTTTTTAGTCGTTTCTAATAATGAATTACCTTGTCTTAAGCCTTCTAAAAAAGTTGTACTAATTGTATCTGAAATTAATTTAGCTTCAATACCAGAATCTTGTAAAAGATCCCTATATGTTCTTTGAGCAGCGTTAGCTTTAGCTTGATCAATAATCATTCTTCTATTTGTGAACATAATTCGCTCATTTATAGAAGCTAATTCATCTTGTCTTTTTAAAAAATCAGGATCAGTTGCAGCACCAAAATTAGGTCTTGATCTAGGATCCCTTACAGCTCTTGGTGTAGTTCTTGTTCCTGAAAATAATTCTTTTTGTTTTCTATTTAATTTTGTATAAGCATTAATAACTTCATTAGCTTCAATTTTTATTTGATTAAGTTCTTCTCTTAATAATTTTGCAGCTTGTTCTGCTTCTTTTGAAGCTTTTGGAAATACTTTTAATTTAGAAACAAAATTAAGAACTGCTAATTGAGCTTCTTTCATTTTATTTATGAAATAATCTCTAATTGTGTTTACAACTTTCATTATAGCATCATTAAATGCAATAAATGCTACAACTGCTACTTGTATTGCAGTTATAATAATACCAACTATATTTGCTCTTAAAGCTATATTTAAAGCAGCTAAACTAACTGTTGCACCTTTTATATTTGCTGCTAATAAAACAAATTGTGAAGCAACACCTGCAACAAATGTACTTATTTTTAATCCAATAAATATTTTAAATGCAGTAACTAAAGCATCAATATTTGTGGATACAAACCTAATTGCATTTTCAATACTTTTAAAAGCTCCTGCTAAATTTTCACCAACAGTTCTAGCTAATGATTTTAATTCAGCATCATTTCTTTTAAAATTACCTACTAAATCAACTAATTGTTGTTTAACACCCTCAAATAAAGGTTGAGCAGCGGCTTGTCTAAATCTAAAATAAGCATCTTCTACAAATGAAACCTGTGCTTCTAATGTTTGTTCAAAGTCTTTTGTTGCTTTAGAAAATTGACCACCACTAGAAAATACTTCAAAAAATCTTTTTCTAGTTTGTTCAATTGATACTTTAGCACCGGCTTCAAAGCCTAACATTGCTCTAACACCTCTTTCTCTAAAGACGTCAGCAGCGGCTATACCACCAGCAAATGCTCTTTGAATTTGTTCAGCAGTTTGTCTAAAATCTAAACCTGTAGCTGCAGCAACATTACCTGTTATTTCTAATACTTTAGCTAATTCATCAGCATCTTTAGCAATAACAGCTAGATTACCAGATCCTGCTGCAATAGCTTCTAGTGAAAATGGAACTCTACTAGCAAATTGATTTAATACATCAAATGCTTTTGCACCTTCTGAAGCTGAATTAAATAATAGTTTAAATCTTACTTGTAATGATTCAGTAAGTTGTCCTGCTTGAAATGTATCTCTTATAAATTTACCAATACCAAAAGTAACAGCAGCTAATGATGCAGCAACACCAACTTTTAAAGTTGTACCAAGTGCTGCAAAAGTTGCTCTTGATTTAGCAGCTGCAGTTTCTAATTGTTTTAATCTTCTTGAAGCTATAGTAGCATTAGTACCTAATTTATTTAAACCAGATTGTAATGAACTTACTTGGCTTTGTCCCTTAACATTAGTAATTATGTCTAATTTTACAGCCATTTTTCCTTATCCGTTAGTTATTTCCACATTAACTTCATCAAAGTATTTTTTAAAAGCAGCCTCTATAAATTTAGTAGGTGCTTGTTGTGAATGTCCATTGTTAAGGAATTCTATATATGTTGTACCATTTGTAACAATAATTTTATTTGGTTTATCTTTTGGAACCAAAATATTTATATTAGATGTTAAAGCAGGCTCATTTTGATTATAATATGTTTCAGTGTACCCAATATACCAGCTATTTCTGGCTTGACCAGTATCAACTGGAGTTGTTAATTTTACATCAGCAAAAGCTTTTAATGCTCTTGATCTAAATTCCTGTTCAATTGCTTTATTAACATCTTTTTCAAGATCTTTAGCAGCAGTTTTTAGACCAATAGTAGTTATTGCCATTATATTAATTTACCCTTATTTATCCCCTTTTTAATAATATATCTTTGTGTACCATTGGCACCAATATTTACTTCTTTTTTAAGGTTTCTAAATAATTCTTTTTCTTTTGAATTCTTTTTAGCAACATTACTATACTGAATTAATGTTTTAGTATCTCTCATAATTGCCTTTCAAGCGGGCAGTTTTCACCGCCCTACTATTATTGTTTAGATTTTTTAGCTAAGCTTTTTAATTTATTAAAACCAGCTTCTAACTTTAAATCTTTTTGAGTATTACTTTCCCTCATTATTTTCAATGAAGGGAATAAATCATTTACCTTAAGTGGTTTAGTGCCTTGGTATGTGGTTTGAGCTAATATAGCAGTTCTATGATCTTCTCGCCAACCATAAGGTCTTTCATTAAAATATTTTATCCAACCCATATATTCTTTACTGGACATATTATAAATAGTATCTAATGTAACACCTAATTGATGAGCTATTTCATATTCTGCTAATTCTTCTTCCCCAATTCACCACCTTTGTCATCTTTAGCGGCTAATCCGTTATATTCAAGAATTTCTTGAGATAATTGAGTTAATGCTTGAATAGGAAAGTCTTCAAATTCAGATTCTTTCATATTTTCAGCACCTACAACAGTTTGTGTAAATATAGCGCTTAAGGTTTTTAAACCGGTAACATCTTCAGTTTTATTTACATCCAATGCTTTTTGTAAATCCTTTATACCCTTAACTGTCAGTTGTTTGATCTCCACTTCCTGTTCCAGAAATGGTACTTTCTTCGTTATTTGTATTATTTTTATATGTTTCATTATTTATTTCCCCTAAAGGTTTTTGATATAAATGTTTATTATTCGATTCAAAGTCTTCCATCATTTTTCTAATTTTATGTAAAACGTCTAATGTTTCAAAGACTTGTTGTTTATCCTCTACATCTTTTAATCTATCATAAGTTTTTCTTATGGATGTATCTATAGATTTTTTTATATGCAAAGAAGTTATTCTTAATACATAATATTTATTAAATGGTTTATTCATGATTTTTATCCTATACAATTTAGTTAAGCTGGGCATTTAAGCCCAGCCTAAAAATTTTATTATGCGTCAGCAAACGGACCAGTATAATCAGTTGAAGTACTTAAAGTCAAAGTTGCCTGATTAGAATCAGTCAAATTTGGAGATACTTCAAAAGAAGCGACTTGTCCTTTTACATAAAATGCAGCATTATCACCTGTAGATGCGTTTTTAACATCTAGTTGAAATACATATGTGTTTCCATCTTGAACTAAACCTTGAATAGTATCATGTACAGAAGGTACATAATTCAAAGTAAATTCCAATGTTGGAGCATCAGCTTGTCCTTGGATCTGTGAACTTACAGATTGTCCATAATTTGGTACGTTAACAATGTTAGCGGGTTTACCAAATGAAGGAAATTCTCTGATGTTAGTAACTTCAGTTGCACCATCAAAATCACCTGTACTAGGAGTTATAAACGCCTGGTGTTCAGAGTCATTTGTTGGTAATGTGTAGCTACTATCAGCTTTGTATTTTAATTTAGTGAAAATACCAGCACCTATATTTGAAATTAGAGCCATTTTTTGTTATTCCTTTATATTATTTTTGGTTAAATTGATCTGAAATTGACCGTATAATTCACGTTAAATAAACCTGAATCTTTTGTGTCAATTCCAATGTTTGTTATAAAGCTATTAGTTGTTTGTAGATATCCAGAGATTACTTCTTGATCTAATAATGTTTTTAACATATCAGCAATTTCATATGCACGTTTCATACCTGCTCCAGCTGGAACAAATATTTGACATACAATTTGACCGTTTGCTATTACATCTTTATAAGCTAATTCTGAAGAAAATGGTAATACAGAAACCCGTATCCATTCATCAGCATTAATTTCCCCTTGATAATTCGCAGGAAAAGCTTTTACATTATTTGATGTCCAAGCGCTAGAGGCAAACAAACCTTCAACAGCTGTCAATAATTGTGATATTGTAGCCATTATGTTTCCCTTCCAACAGTTAAATTAATAATATAATTGTTATCTTCAAACTTATTTATTTTCCAAGTCTTACCTCTCATTACAATATTATCGTAATTATCAATAAGCTTAGAATCTAAATTAGCCGAGTCAATCATTAAATTACATTCTAACCTAGGTTTATCATCATTAGTTCTAAATTGACTTTCAATTACAGCTTTAACAGTAATTGATGTATCAGTAGAACTAGTAACAGATTGTGTAGCAAAATCATAAGCAGTTACATTTTTATTTGTAAAAGTTATATCTTCACCAATATCACCTATAGTATCAAATGCCATTTTTACATTATCTTGAATTAGTTTATGGTAACCCATTAGGCACCTCCACTAACTTTAACTCCCCTATTTGAACTCATACTTGCTGGATCTTCATATTTAGCAATTAATCTTTGGATTGAATCAGGTAATTGTTTAAAATTACTTAATCCAGATCCTAAATCAAAAGTTAAAGAAATAGAACCAACAGATAAATCTTTTAATCTAGGTGAACCAGATGATTGATCCTCTATTGTGCTCATATTTTTGATCAAGTGTAAAGCAAGCTCATAGGTCGCTTTTTTGATATCTTCAGGAATAGTTCCCATAAACTCAGAAGTATCATTTCTATCATCTTCTAAAGTTTCATAACCACCAGATTTATTATTCCAGTAAGTAATGTCTCTAGGCCATGATAAAGGATATGAGGCAGTAGGCTCAGCCGTACCACCCCAATCCAAGTCATTGAGAATTCCTGTGGCTGTTACTAAAGCTCGTTCAACAGTTTCATCTGTAGCACTATCCCAAGCAGTTTGGTTTAGCCTATCATAAAAGTATTGTTCAGCTTCTATAATAGTTACAAATGAATTGATTCCTTTTTGTAAAGCCATTATTTTTCTCCGTATCTAATAGTTATAATATTAACCGTGATAAATTGGGAATAAACCAATTTGGTTAACGTTTGTAGCATGAACTGTCCAGTTTGTACCTAGAGCAAGGTCAGTATTTGCAGGATATGCAGTTGCAGATCCAGCCCATGAGAATCCTTTCGGATGCATGATATTACCCCATCTAGATAAAACAGTCACAAGACCACCACCATTACCAGCTAGTTCATCTCTTTCAATTGCAGTTGGATTAACCTGTGCAATATCACTGTAATGTACAGACCCAGCTTTTGCTAAGTAAGAAACTTTTAAACCTGCAGGCATGTTTGCAGTTAATGATTGGTTATTAATAACAAGTCTAATTTTTCCACCAAGAATAGTAGAGAAATTGAAATTACCATCTACAACTGGAGCAACATCAAGAACATTTTCTTTTCTCATAATGTTGTAAGTTGCAGTATCAACTACTAAGTAGTAAAAAGGCTCTTCAAATTCACCTTTAACTTCAGTGATAGCATCTAATAAAGTATCAAAGAAAGTACTTCTTGATTGGCTAGCACCAGTAGAATTAACAAATAGTGGATTTGGATCATCACTAGCATCTGAACCAGTGTAAAAACCAAAAGTACCAACTTTTGCAGCAGCATCAGAAGTACCAATTGTAGTTGCACCCCAAATTTTGTCAGCAACACCATTTAGGATAGATCTTAATTGTAGATCTTCTCTTCTTGCTCTAACTGAAGCAAATTGAGATCCTAAGTATGATAAACCATCAACTTTTGAGATTAATTTTTGAATTGATAATTCTTGTGCAGCAATATGATCAATATTTTTGATGTATACTGCTGATTTGTTTGACACTGACATTTCATTAATATCTTTATCAGCAGCAGTTTCATTTTGCTTATGATAAGTAGTAGGGTCAGTAAAATCTAACCATCTTAAAGTACCAGTGTAATTTTCACCTGAATCATTGATTCTAGCGTCAGAACCAACTAATGCAGTTGATGTTAATAACGCAGCATCAGCTCTTTCAGCTTGTTCGTAAGCAGAAATAGCCTTAGCAATGTTATTAAAGTTTGAACTTATTACAGCCATTATATTTTTTCCTTTTATTATTTAATGCACATTTGTGCGGTTATTATTATAAAAGATTAGTCTATTCAGACCAGTCTCCGTCAACTTTAATTTGCCCTTTTGCAACAGCATTAAGCAATTCATCAGTTGACATATCTTTTATAGATGTGACAGGATTGGTTCCTGTGCTGGGTTTAGCTGGATTAATTCCAGTACCCATATTTGCTTTAACAGAAAATAAAAATGCATTATTTTCATCTTTAGCATAATTAGACACTGTCTCACTTATACTTAGACCACTTTCATGCACCCAATTTCCTGTAGCGTCTTTCTTTAAACTGTTTACAATATCTGAATAAGCCATATTAGCTGCTTTTTCAGATTTAAAGTTTAAAGCATTAAGCTGAGTACGCACGGCATTATCTCTACTTAATTCTGTGTTCTTTTGTTCGTATTGTTGAAGTCTTTGGTTAACCTCATTTAGTTTCATTTGCATAGCTTCAGAATGTTTACCTTGTTGTTCAAGGCTAGAAATTTCAGCTTGTCTTTTCTCTTCTTTAATTTTTTCTATTTGACTAATAGCTTCATCTCGCTCTTTATATGCATTGTCTAAATTTACTTTTATATTTTTTATAGCTTTAGAAACTTCTTCATCAACCATTTGTTTTATATTTGGTTGTTTAGTTTCTTCAGTTTTTGTTTCTTCAACTTGTGTATTTTCAATGTTTTCTGACATTATTTTTCCTTTGGACACGGCCTTAGTTATATTTTAATTTAAAACAAAAGATTAATTTGATAATTCTTCTAATTGTTTCAACGAAATTAATTTACCATCTTTATTAGAAAATTGAGAAAATTTAACTTTTCCAGAATTAAACAAGGTAACTCTTTTTTGATTTCCTAATACAGCCAGCTTAACTTCATTTGGTTGGTCTTTTAACCATTCTTCATATGTAGTTTTAGCCGGTACTTGACCATTGATAGAGGCACGACGACTATCAGATAATCCAGCAATTTTTCGTTTTTGTAATCTATTATTTTCTGTATTTAATAATTGATTAGCACTTTTAATAACAGGTATAGTTGTTGATCTACAATTAAAATGTTGTGGTGGTTGTGGTGCATTTTTATTATCTAATGAATAAACTTTACCATCTAACCTAGCACAAATTAAACTAGTTCTGCTATCTAAGGTAGCCACATATTGGTAACCTTGAACAACATCATCATTTAATTTATATGTTGTATTTGACACATAATTAGATGTTTCAGTTATTGCAGTTCTTGTTAATGTTCTTAATTGTACGGTAGAAGCTAATAATCCAGATCTACCTAAATCACGAGCTATATTAATCATAGCTTTATTTTCAGTCATTCCCTGTTTGACTATACCTTTTATTCTTCTTTGTTGTAAAATACTTATAGATGCTAATTGTTGACTAAAAGTACCATTTGATTTGATAATTAAATCATTAACCTTTATAGTATCTTTTACACCTTTAGCTTTATAAATATTTGTTAAGGCTCTAGCAAATATACTTTTATAAAATCTAGCACTAACACCAGCTAGTTTATTTAATTCACTAATTCCTTCCTTATATATTTTTTTATAAGTTAAACGAATTTCAGTATTTAATTTTCTAGTTAAAGCATTTATA